CCCGTCACGTGGGTTACCACGATTTTTCTGGGAGAGGGTCCAATAATAGGACTAAAAAAACCTCAATTGTTTAACCAGAAGGATCAGGAATGCTGACCCCGAAACGTGTATATAGCTATCTTACGACACTTATACCCACCTCGAACTACATACGGATCGTCTTCTAACGAAGATAATTTCGCATATTGATTGAGGCCTCCATTTTCAGGAGCATTAAGCGACTCTAGCACTTCTCTATCCCAATTTCTCGGAATAGATTTTGAAGGCTGAACCGGCCCAATGAATACGTACATCCTATCAATGCACCTCGATTTCAACTGAGGCGCCATGTATATTTTGTACGCAGGATATAATCGGTCTCCTTTCTCACATTTGCTGGTATCCTTTAAGGGTACCTTTATGATTGTGTTAAAGGTGTAACCGTCTTTTGTCCCATGGCGAAACGCTTGTTTATGCGTCTGCTTAACAGGAAAAAGGTCTCTTTTCGCATCAAATTCAGATATCAGATGACCATCTCCATATCCGTCAGGTCCATAATTCATGGAATCTAACGATAGAGTGGCTTTGGTTGAGCTCACAAAGCTTTCATCAAACAAGTTAAAATCGCGGTGATCCTTATTCAGGAGACCAACGACCCTTGCATCTGTCCATCTGTCTTTTTTGTAAAAAGGGCGTATATTGGTACCAAGAAAGTAATCAGCACCACATGACTCGCGGAAGGGTCCCTTGTTATACGATTTTTTGGTGTTAACCTTAAAACCATAGAAATCAAGGGCCATCACGAGGTCTTCGTAGCAGCTAGTAGGGACTATAATATCATCCCCATAGACGCTAACGAACGCAGTGTCGGCGTTGTTACGCTCGCAAACGACTAATGCTATGGCATAGAATATAAGGCTCTCGAGTTCAAAAGTGAAACCGTTTCCCATAGAGGAAAACATTTCCAGCTCGTGTTCCCTACCTTTATACTTCACCGTACCGGTGCGTAGAGACCATAAAAGGTCAAACCACGCTTCTGGGCATGAGTGATACACCATATGCAGCGCTTGCGTATTACTTGCATTACGAACGTCAACAGTTACTAGGTCATCTGTTAGAGAACCTAATAGAGCTAACTGTTGATTGCGCGATTGGTCAAAAAGATTACAACCAGCCGCGAACAAACGGTCCTTAATTACCCTACCTACGCCTTTTTGATAAGGAGTATTAATAGTAGGTTCCATTAAGATCGTACGTTTCGTTAATGCGTTCTTGTTTACCGAAGAAAGGCTTCCAGGTACGACTTTATACTGGTTGTTGTGAGCAGACCAATAAGAAGGCATATCCGTAGCAACAATGCTTTCAATGATTGTTGCAAGTTCCTTCGAACACGTGGGCTCCGCGTCTAATTTAAA